ATTTGCGCGGTTGTTACAAAGGAACCGACGCCCACCTGGACAGATACGGCCGCCGCTTCCTGGTTGGTGATAAAGACGGCCAGGTCGTGAATGTGGACCGTGTCGGCGTCCTCTTCAAAGGTTGTCGCCGGAAGGACATTGTCGCTGTCTTCGCCGTCAAGCCAGCCATAACAGAAAAGAATTTCGTTTCCGCTGATGCCCAGGCCGAAGACACCGATTTCTCTGATCCAGACATTCGCTTCCAGACCTTCGTTCGTCACCTGTACCGGAATTTGCATAATCGAAGGCGAACCTTCGACCAGTTCCTTTTCGGACAGGCTGACGCTGACGTTTTCCACGTTTACAAGATCGGTCAATGTATTCGGGCTGACCTGGGCGACGCCGCTTCCGGCGGCCGCGCGTGTCAGTATCAATTTTTGTCCGGACGCGATAAGGGCCGTTAGGGCTTCGCTTCCGCCGTCCGTGACAATGGACTTGAATTTTGCCATTCGTTTTTCCTCCTTACGTTGCCGGCGTGTATTTGTGCCGGTTCATTGTAGCCATAGCGGAACAAACGGCCGTTTTGGCCGGTTGGTCGTCTTGTGGAATATCCGTCCGCAAGCGAAGAACCAGATTCGCCGGAATCATTTGTCCCAGGGTCGCCGCCAGGGCGTCGCGCTGGGCGTAGCCTTCCAGGCGGATTCTGATATATAAATCGTAGGCGTTTTCGTTTAGGGTGACTGTGAAGTCTTCGCTGACCGTTGCAAGGTATTTCAAAAGGGTCCTGTAAGTATAGGGAAGCTGATCCAGGTACTTAATCAGGATTCGGTCGCGGCGGTCCTGTAACGTGTCCCCAGGCTCCACAGAAAGCCCCAGAATCTTTTCCCAGCGTCCGCACCCATATCGGGACAGGGACACCAGAAAAAAGTCGTCAGCAGCCGATTTTACGTCACTGAGGGCCTTTTCGAATTCGGGTTGTTCCGCGTTGGCGATCTGCTGAAACTCAATCAGTTCTTGCAGATAGCGCGGCCAGTATTCTTTAAGAACCATTTGTCACCACCCCCAGAACCGGAATCGCATTTGAAGCCAGGGAAATATTTTGTGCTCCGCCGTTGATTTTGGTTCCGGTGATGTCGATCACGCCTTCGACATTCAGGACCTTTGTTTCGATCTGGCTGACGCGGACGACAAGGTTTTCTTGTTCGTCCCAGGTTTTGGCCAGGCTGTCAAAGTAGTCCTGAATAGCTTTCTTCACAGACGTTTCGACGGTCGACCAGGTGGCCGAACCGGAAAAAGTCAGAGTGAAAGACACGTTGATCGTGGTTCCGGTCACACCTTCGACCGTGACGACGTGTCCGATCGGGGCGATACCGTCACCGACGCCCTGGTTCTGAACCGGATCGACGACTGTTTGAACGCTGTTGACAAGGTCGGAAGAAGGGATTCCCCAGTCACTATTTACAAAGACGATCTTCACGGTTCCGCCGCCATTCCATACAGGGAACACTTTGACGGCGCCGACGCCTTGAAGAAGTTCGACCTTTGTTTTATAGTCGGCCTTGTTTCCGCCATATGCCTGGGCCTGTAAGCTATCCATATAGCGGTCAAGAAGGTCTTCGTCGCTTTCTTCGTCTTCACCGTTGATCAGAATGTCCGCAAGTCTGGCCGCGCCCAGTCCTTCCACGTAGTCGATCGGGAAAAGGTTTCCCTGGTACTGGTTGCCGGCCGCGCCTGGCGTTTCGCACAGAAGGCGAAACTGTCCGGTTGCGATCTTTTCGGTGACGGTATAGTTCAGATTGTCACCGGAAAAACGCGTTCCGATCGGTACGTCCATAGCGGCGCCGTTTCCGTCTTCAAAATAGCCCTTTCGAATTGCGGCGGTTGCCGGTGTTCGGAAGATACTTCTTTCGCGAACTTTCTTCGTCAGGTCGTCGCCGGATTCCGTATCAGGAAAGGCGCGGTCCATAAGGTAGGCCAGTTCGATATACATGATCGCCAGTTCGGCCACCGCCGGCGCGATTGCGTCATATACGACGGAACCTTCGCGTTTGTCGATAGAAGAAGACACGCGGTCCAGACAGCGGTCCATAATATTTTCGAAGGTCATATCCTCATACATTCGCGTTCACCTCGCTTTCAATAGGTATTTCGCCGAAGATAGTTTCGGCCGTGAACTTCACGGAAACGGTTCTTTTGTCAATCTGGGCCACTTCGAAGTCTGTGACGTCGGTGATCCGGCTGTCTGCCAGAAGGGCTTCGCGAATTACACGTTTTATTTCGCTTGCGAACACTTGAAAACTTTTTCCGACAACGGCGTTCAGTTCGATTCCGTAATTCCAGGAATAGATCAGGTATTCGAAGCGCTCTGTTTGCAGTATCTTGTAAATGGCCTGTTTCATGGCTTCCGTTTCATCACAGAAGCCACCGACGCGGCCAGCGTCAAAGTCGATTTTGAATGTTCTTGTCGGCGCTTCGGCGGCGGTTTGAACCTCCACGTCTTCGCCGATCGTTACGTTTAACGCGTTCGGTATCATAAAATCACACCCTTCCCAGGACAAGGAACGCCTGTCCGCCAGCATTTCGCAGAAGGACCACTTTGTCACCGACGGCCAGGCCGTAATAATATTCGGACTTTGCGTCGGTGTTGGTTTGATAGTTACCTTTCAAGGTGTGGGAATGTGCCGCGAAGGACGCGTCGCCGCTTCCGCCTGACTTTTCTTCGGTGGAAGGGCTACCCTTAACGCCGGTGTGGTAGTGGGTAGGATAGAAGCCGGCCTGGAATTCCTTCATAACCACAATAGCGTCGCCGGATATGTCGAAGCGGTTGTCGACGCGGATCGTTAATGGTGACGTCTTCGTCACGGAACCGAACAGAAAAGCCGTCGGCATACCGGCGTCGTTGGTCGCTTGTGCGACTTGTTTCATAGTTTCAAGAAGTCCCATATTACACCACCTTTAATTTCAAGGACATTGTTTCTTTCAAAAGGTCGTGCGTGGCTTCTTCGACTATGAAGAAGGATTTCACGCCCACGGCGCCGATCTCGATATACAAGGCGCGGCCGGCTCTGACTGACAGGTCCGCGATTGCGCTGACGCTGAAAGACCGCTTCGGTCTGTTGTATAATTCCAGCATTTGTCCGCCGCGTTTCTTGATCTGGGCTTCGTTCATGTTTTCGTTAACCACTTCATAGTCTTGCAGAATACCCCACAAGGTCATATTTTTAGAATCCTGGAAGATGTAAACGTCACGTTTTCCGGTCTTCTTGTTGTCCTTGACCAGTTTGATCTTGTTGTAGGCTTCGGAATCAATTTCTGATTCATAGGTGAAGCCGGTCGCCAGACTGCCGTCGCCGACAAAAAGGTCCAGTTTCGCCGTTTCGACGTCGGTCAATGTCAGTTTCCCGAAGTTGTCCCACAGGACGAACATTTTTCCTGTATTGATCAGGGTGTAGTCGATAGCCTTCAAGACAATATCGAAAAGCGTCTGGCCGTCTTCAATCATAGACGGGATAGAATATCCGGTGTTTGCCAGGCTTCCTGTCTTCAATTTGAAGTCTTCGGCGATCTGCTTCAATACCTGATCCGCACGTTTCCCCTTGAAAACATAGGTGTCCTTGTTTTTCTTCAAATACCAGGTCTGATCGTAAGCCGTGATCTGAACCTGTTCCTTTTCGTTCTGGCTGATTTTTACGACGTAGCCATAAAACAGTCCGGTTTTGTCGTCTAACAGGGTGACGATTCCGCCGTGGCTCCACTGTATTTCGTCGTTGACAATGGCGGTCAGTTCCAGGGAAGCGGGGGAACCAGACCGTTTTGTCGACCATTTCGCGCCACTGACAAGCGTCGTTATATCGAACGCCGCGCCGGTGACGTTATTCTGGTATTGAATACGAATGGCCATTATGGAATCGTGAAAACCTGGCCAGGGTAGATCAGATTCGGGTTCTTTCCGATCGTCCCCTTGTTGGCGTTATAGATTTTTGTATAGTCGCTTCCCTTTCCATAGAATTTCTTCGCGATATTCCACAGACAGTCACCTTTTTTGACCGTGTAGGTTTTTGATTTCTTTTCCGGCTTTCCGGCTCTGACCGGTTCCTTTGTTTTTGCCGGTTTTTTCTTCTTCTTAGGAAGAACGATTTTTTTAGGTGATATGTCTTTCCATTCGTACAGTTTGATCGTATAGTACAGGTCGCCCAGTTCGCCGGACCGTTCTTCATATTCGAAGGATTCGATTCCCATTCGAATATTACAGTCCAGGTCTGTTCCTGTTATCAGGAAGCGGACCGGTGTCTTGCTGTCCCTGGCTTTCTGGATTGCCTGAATAATAGAAATAGGGTCCCGAACCTGTCCGGTAGTGTACGGCGCGGAATCGGCCGGAAAGAAACTTTCCCAGGACAGAACCCGAAGGCCCTTTTTGCGTAAAAGAAGAACTTCGCCCAGGTTAAGCACTGTCACGCGCTCATTTTTTCCAGGCGAAGACACGTTCAGTTTTGCCGGAAGGACGGGAATGTTGATTTCCCGTCCACCGACGATTAGTGTCATTCGGTAGTTGCTCATTAGTTATACACTCCTTCCGCCGCCGCTGTGAATTCGTCTTCCAGCTTGCTTTCGATTCGTTCGACGACTTCGTCGACGTCGACCTTTTCGCTGATCTGGGCTTCAACCGCCACAGTTGGCGTCAAGGTGACGAAGTTCTGGACATAGCGCATTTCGGCCACGTCGCGAAGGAATTTCAGATCTTCATCAGCGATATTTACGTCGCTTTCAATCTTTCCAACAGAATCGACAGAACCGACCTTTCCAACGTCGTTCGTTCCAGCGCCGTTCGCGCTGTCGACATTCCAATTCGTAGCGGCGTTAGTTTTTGCCTGTGCGGCTTCCGCTTTGGCGTTGGCGTAGGTCTTAGACAGTGCGGCCGTAGCGTCAGCAAGTTCTTTCTTCGCCGCTGAATAGGTGGCGTCACGCTGGGCCTGTGCGGCCTTGATGTCCGATTCGTACTTATTCAAGGCGTCGGCTCTGGCTTGCTTTGCGGCTTCGTTTTCTGCCTTTGCTGTTGTGGCGAAGGTTACTTGTTCGACCGCGTCAATACTGACACCAGGAATTTTGTTCAGTAAGCCAATAAACTTGTTTATGATGTCGATCGCGCCGTTGACCATATTTTGAAGGATTGTCAGGACGTTTACTTTCATATCGCCCATATATCCGGCTATGGCCACGCCGGCCCTTTGCCAGCATAGTTTCAGCTTGTCGACCAAATTCGCGATCCAGTTATAGGTTGCAAAGAACGCCACCTTCAAGGCCGCCCAGGCAACCACAAGGGCCGCTTTGCAGATTTCCCAGGCATTTTTCACGCCACCGACAGCCTGAATCATTCTGTAAAGCGCTGCGACGACAACGCCGACCGCAAGGGCGATCCAGAAAAGCGGATTTGTCAAAAGCGTCGTAAAGAAAGCCTTCGCGGCTCCGTCTGCGATCCAGGTCGCGGCCGTCTGGATTCCCAGCGCCACAGCATAGGCAAGGGCGGCACTGGCCAGGCCCCAGAAGATCGGGGCGATAGTGGACCAGTTGTCATAAATCCATTGTGCGCCGGAACCGATCGCCTGAATAACAGGTGTGAAGGCTTCCAGGGCGATATTTTTCGCGATCGTCCAGACCTGGGCGAAAGTCATAGGCATAGATTCAAACTTCGCGTTGATTTCGTCAGCAGACGCCAGCATGGCATTTTTGACGATCGTCGAAGTGATCTGGCCGTCGGCGGCCATTTCGCGAATTTTGCCGATAGGTACGTCAAGATAGTCCGCGATCGTCTGAATGATTGTCGGCGCCTGTTCGAAGACGCTGTTCAATTCTTCACCGCGAAGGACACCGGAAGACATAGCCTGTGTAAGTTGTAACATAGCCGCGTCGATACCGGCGGCCGAAGTGCCGGCGATCGTGAACTGTTTATTGATCAATTCTGTAAACTTGATCAGTTCGTCATTGTTTGAAAAGGCGTCCTTTGCCATGATACCCATTTTCGAAACGGCGTCAGCCGTTGTCTGATAGGCGGCGCGGGACCGGTTGGCGGATTTCATAATCATAGACTGTAATTCGTCCGTGGTTTGAAGTCCGTCGTTCATTATGTCCAGTCTGGCCCTGGTCGACGTCATACTGTCCGCAAGTTCGATCACTTTTTGGACACTGATCGCCGCCAGGGCTGAACCAATAGCCTTTTTTACAAGGCCCCAGGAGGAAGCGACCTTTCGGGCGCCTTCCTCTGACTGGCGCTGGCGATTGTTGAAATTATCAACCTGGCCGGAAGCGCGACCGGCGGCCGAAGCCGCCCTGTCAAAGTTGGCCCCAGGGTTCACCTGGTCCGACAGTGCGTCCGTGGTTTCCAGGGCGCGGTTTGTCCTCGATACTGCCTGAAAGATTCGGTTTAGCTTCGAAGTCATACCGTCGCGAATGGTCATTTGTGTAGCGACACCGGCCACGGTTCATCACCTTCCTTTCTTGCCTTTCCGTTTCGCTTTTTGTGCTTCTTTCTTTTCCTTTTCGATTTGAAGGTCAATCGAAGCATAAATAAAAGCCCGTTCCCGAAGGGGAAGGGCTACAAGCGTACTGGGAAGGATTTTCAACCGGTGCAAGGCGTAATGTGCGTAGACAGCTTCGCCGTCCGCGTCAGCGTCCACACCTCCACCGGTGATTAGTTTTTTGCTTCTTCGCGAAGGTCGTTCACGTCGTCAGAAAAGCCGTTGACTTCCTGGACACCCAGAAGAAGATCGACGAACTGGCCAGGCTTCAAAAGGACGTCGATCAAGGATTCGGCGCCCATGACACCGAATTTCGCTTGAAGTTCCGCGTCCTTGAAGTTCGGGTCCACACAACACGCAATCACAAGGCGGTTGTTGTAAAGGTCCTGATCCGTTTCCGTGGTCTTCTGGTGTGTCTTCTTGTCGAAGGTGATTTTCTGGCAAGACTTACGAATGGCCTTGTTTTCGCCTTCGGTGATCGACTTAATCGTGAAAGGAACAGGGAAGCCGCTGACCGCGACTTCCGCTGTTGCCTGAATGTCGTCCTGGTTGGACATAAGGAATTCCTGTAATTTACCCATTTTGTTTTCCTCCTTTGATAGCTTAGAACTTCGTGAACGGTGTCAGAATGTCGAAGTCTTCGAAAGTGAAGTCGGCGTCTTCGTCCAGGGCGTCGTCGGAATCGCCGTCCAGCTTCGCAAGGACGACGGAATCCAGGTTGCAGTCCATAAGAAGAACCGTCTGTTTGCCGGCCGAAGATTCCTGGTCGTCATTCTCGACCACCAT